AAGCCTAATGGCAATGCAGTAGGATCAATAGACATATCTGCAACGTCATCAGAAACCTCTACGCGAACATAACGAGAACGTAATGTATAGTTTCCTTCAATCACTAATTTTTGGGCCGCATCGTCGCGATCAAAATCATAATATGCGTTGACGTCTCCAAGAACCTTCGCGATATAACGATCAGAAGATGGATCAAGGTTGATACCTTCCCAACGTTCAAGAATCTTTGGATCGATATCTGTATCAGTCAAGCTACGAAGAGCGAGGCTGAATGAACCATACCTGTTTATTGGATCGTTTGAAGGAACGATGTTGTAGATTGACACCTTAAATTTATTTGAAATTCCGGCACCTGAATCCAAGGCATGCAATTTGAAAAGATTTACTGGTGATCCACCGAACTTCTGTGAAACAATCCAAGGAGATTTTGCATTTGAGAATCTGTCGCGGAATCCTTCAAAGTTTGGAACAGTTGAAGAACCAACATCACGGCCGAGAGAAGACGTAAGAAGGAATGCTGATCTTTCGCTTCCATTTACTGGAGGTGCTATAACAGCTCCTACACCAGTCACCGCAGCAAGAGATGGGTGAATATCCCAATGTGCGGCGAGGTAGTGACCTGCCTCTTGAATCTTGTAAGGATCTGTGTTAAGAACCTTGCTGATATAATTTGCAGATGTCACATCGAAAGATGCTGTCAATACGTTTGGATATGAAGCGTCTGTTCCCTTGTGACCGTTAAGAAGAATTGTAAACTCTTGCTTTGAAGCGCCACCAGAAGAAAGAACCAAAGAACCGAGTGATGTTCCCTTTGCGGTTGCATCTGAACCAATCAAACCTGATGTTGGCTTGCTTGAATCCAAACCAACTGCTGAAGCTGAAAGACGAAGAACGACTCCTGATGGAGCCATAAGAACTCCTCTAACAAGAGGAACGGACCCATTTAAGATGCCATTAACGCTACCAACGCCCTGCAATCCTGCAGAGCTAAGAGCGCTTGATCCTGCAGATTCTGACATGAAGCATCCCAAGAAGTAAGTCCTTCCAAGAACGCCATTAGAATTTGCATAAGGATTAGAAGACAAAGAACCGTCTGTAGATGATGGTAGTTGTTCACCTACGGTAAATCCAGCGTTTACTACGTCACCAGCAGTTGGACCAGAAGAAACCTTCTTTTTTCCATCTCCGACGCCAAGTACTCTAAGATATGTAACCGCAGTTGCACGTCTCATCCACTCAGAAACAGCAAGAGGACCGAATTTCTTTGAATCGCTCTGGCCGAACTTTGCAAAGAAGTCATTTAATGTACCGTAAGTGAGAGGAACGAAAGCCGGTCCCTTCACTGAAGTACCTATGATTCCCGCTGGTACGCCTGTCGGACCTGTTTCCGTTGGTCCAGTTAAATCAATCTCTCTTGTCGTTACGCCTGCGCTTCCAAACTTGAGCTGTGCCATTTATCTCGCTCCTACGATTTGCTTGATAAGTATAAGTTTACCTTCGAATTTTTCGGTATCAAACGAACTGGACACCAGAGTTTGTAACGATAAAGTCGATAGCTATGAATTCAATTGCCCTGGTTGGAACCACAACGATTCTACCATTCAGGCGGTTTAGATCAACATCCTCTTGAGTGTTGTTCGTTTCATTCATCACGACCTGGTAGGCCTCGATTCCTGCCTGAGCCTGTATGAGACCAAGCTGAAGGATAGAATCAGCAACGAACTTGTTACGAACTGCTGGTGTGTTCTGTTCAAACACAACCCTGTTTGCGATGTTGATAATTAGTCTCTTCACCTCGAGAAGGAGGCGGCGGACATTAACACGATCCAACGCTGACTTCCTGATCTGTAAGGTCTTTTGTCCATAGATCACGAAACCTAGACGTGGGAACGTTGCGATTGGATTGATTCTTGCATCGTATAGACGATCACGATCAGACACGTTCAATCTAACTTCGACATTGTTGACGAAGTCAAGCGCAGCTCTATTGAAACCTGCTGGAGCAAACCAAGGATATGCAACCTTGTCATTGAAGCCTAATGCGCCAAGTGCTGCGACTGAAGATGGAACCTTAACGTATCTGCTGTTTGTTGCATCGTTGATAAAGACGTTCGGGAAATATGTTGCAACATAGTTGTTATCGAAAGTTCTTCCTTCAAATGTCGATGCAGTGTTCTCAATGTTAATTCTGTTAGTAGAATCATCGTAGATACGATCATTGTTGTCATCGTAGTTTGGAAGATCCATTACATACATTGAAAGGCCGTAATCACGAACCTTCTTGGCTGTGTAGTTTGTGATGTAATCCTCACGAATTCCAGGAAGTGCCAAGAGATTGACGTTAACCTGAAGTGGATCTGTCATGACGTCAACTGCAGTTAGGTAAGAATTGACGGCATTGTTATCAACCCCAACTCCTGCAAGGTTTGTTAACATACCTGGAGAGACGAACGTCGAAGATGCTCCTCCAAGTGGTGTCTCAAATGATGTTGCCTTATCATTCATTCTTGATGCAGCTGAATCCAGGCTATTAAGACCATCGAATCCACCTTGCATGAAAGTTGTGAACTTAGCAAATGATGAATATTTGTTGAACTGGTATGGTTCTCCATTTGATAGCAAAGATGCAAAGGTTATACGATTGCCTAGAACAGGATCATTGATCGTATAAGTTGTTTGATCAACGTTTGCGTTTCTAATGTATGCAGCTTCCTTCATATGAGCTCTAACAGTTCCAGTCAGACCTGCGATCGTACCAGCAGAAAGAGCAACCTTAGAAAGAGAAAACTTGTTGTTGTTGAATGTGTCTGCACCAGATCCAGTTAAAAGAACATCAAGCTTCTTTATGCCTGCAAACTTTGTGAAACTCTCAAGAAGAGGATTCTTGACTTCTGAAAGGTTAGCATTAAGAGGCGAATCATTTCTTTCAAACTTAACGCCCCAATAAAACTGAGGAGAAGCAATCTCTTGTGGTCCAGGATCACCGTCCCATGCTGGTGTTGTTATTGCTCCCTTAGTCACTTTAAAGCGGAATGGAACAGGAGGAAGTATTGACTGTGACAAAATCCCTGATGCATCAACTGTAAATAATCCGCCTAGTCTCTTAGCTCCAGTAGCACCATCAGTTAATGAGTCATTTGTTTTAAGAAGCTCTGGACCTCTAAATCCAAATGGCAAAGATCTTGCAGGAATTTTCTTATCTTCAACAGCAGAAGACAAGATGACTCTAACGTATTTTGAAACGTTGTCGTATTTGCCTGTTGTAATGATTCTGCGTTCGGAGACTACGTCTTGATCAAAGTCATAAGTTACTTTGCGATCGCCTACTAACTTCCCGACGTAATTGTCGGATGATGGATCTAAAGAACAGTTTACAAACTCTTCCAAAACCATTGGATTTATATCAGAATCATTCCAATCACGGATTTGAAGGTTAAATGTTCCGTACTCATAAGCTTCATTCTCAGAAACCTTAAGGTTTGAAATTGAAACTTTGTAGAGGCTGTTTGCATATGCTCCATCGTCTAAAGATTCGACGGAAAATAGATCATATTCAGTCGCGCCGAAGGGCTGCGAAATGAAATTAGTTGTCTTAGGAGCTGTAAAACGAGTATCAAATCCACCAAATGCATTACGGAATGTGGTTGTTGGCTCCCCAGAAACGTTGCTTGTTAGAGAAGATCCTGAAAGAATTGCAACGTAATCATCGTTAAGAACTGATGCAACTTCATCATCAACAGCAAAATCAGAATATAAAAGATGTTGATATTGTTCGAACTTCTCAGGATCTTTATTGAGGATCTTTCCGAAATAATCATCGTTGCTTGGGTTCATCGATGCCGTGTATATTTTGATTCCAGAAACCTTATCATCAAAAGAGAAAGCAGAACCTAAAGCAGAAGAAATGATAAGTTTAAACTTTCCTGACTTAACTAAAGCTGCATCATCAATCGTTGTGGCACCACTAAACGTTGAGCCAACTTGTTGATTTCCATCAAGAACCAACATTCTTGCTCCAGAAGCCATCATTACAACGCCACGAACAAGAGAAACATTACTTGCTTGAGTTCGTGAGTTGTTGTCAGTAAACATTGGCATACCATACGCTTCATTCGCTTGAAGGGTATGATCAGCGACGAGGAACTGTGCTGTTCCATCATGACGGCCTCGCGAATCATGAGGGGACACGGTTCCTTCAAGCTTAAAACCAGCATTTTTAACGCGGCCGGTGGATGTCGTATTGGAAATATCAAGTGCAGTTCTATTTGCGCCGGCGCCTAAAACTCTCATATAAGTCAATGCTGTTCTATTCTTTAAGAACTCATTAACAGCATAAGGACCAAACTTCTTTGGATCAAGATTGCCAAAGATACTTATAAATTCATTAAAGCTTGCAACCGTGACAGGTACAAATGCAGGGCCTTTATTCGCCATGCCAATGACTCCTGCTGGTACGCCAACCGGACCTGTTGCCGGTGGTGCTTTTAATTCAATTTCACGCTCAAAAAAATTAGGAGACCTAAAAACCTGCTCAGACATTATCCTTGCTCCTTCATTAGCAACACAAAAACTTTCATATAAGTATTTGAAAAAAACCAAAAATTTCAAATATCATTCTAGGTCGCCTGAAGAATAGACGATTCCACCAAGCAAAGATTCATCATCGATAGGGCTTGGATTGGAATGAACTTGTGAAGCAGGTTTTATAATAGTTTCTCCTGAAGATGCATTAACTTTATAAATTCTAGTATATTGAACTGTTTTACCGCCATCACTCGATTTTGAATAAAGACGTTGAGCATGTTGCGATGACCTATTAGAAGTTGCTGGATCTTCTGACGTTATAGGGTCTACAACGGGATGATAAAGAGTAGTCCCTGATCTTCTTTGATCATTTCTAGAGTTCTTCTCATCGCTTAATGGCAACGTTGGATCATCAGATCCTAAAAACGGATCTTGTTTTAAAGAAATTGAAGAATTTAAACCTTTATTTGGCTCTAACGTTGTATCAAACGTTATGATAGGTGAAGAAACATAACGTTTAACAGGTATTCCATTTCCAGCATGTTGTGGAGCAAAAATATAAGCTTTAACCGTGATATTAAATTTGTATTTGATTATTCTCTCTTGTTGCCCAATTTCTTCGAAATTAGTTTCAGGATTATAAGAATTGTTATCAACTGTCGCTATAAACCAATATCCCTTTGGGGTATTTAATTTCCAAGCATTTCCTTGAGGTAAAAACGAAGATATGATTTGCTCTAATAACTGATTCATGTGTTGCGTATATTGAGTCCACATCGTCACTTCATAGTTTAAATTGCAAAATTGAGGTGATGGAACAACAATCGTCTCATAAATGTTATTTTTCTTAATGTCAGCTAACCATGCCCCGTCTTGAACAGTAGAATCATAAGAATCTGCACCGATCAAACGATCAGTTAACAGTTGACCATCAACATGATCCAATTCAGGATTTGTTGCAACATTTTTCTGATTCTTTAACAAGAAACGATTTATTAAATTTTGATAACCTCTGTCTGACTTATCAAGGCGACGACGAATGATAATTTCTCCAGTTTGCTGGTTAATACCTCTCCCAGCAATGTCAGAACTTAAATCTTGAGACACAGCGTTTCTTGCAATTGTCAATAAAGGAAGAATCAACGAATTATTTTTATCTCTCAACGTTTTTTTCTTCTTTAAAAGAGCCCATTTCTCTCCAGTTGCAAAGATGACAGGAACCTTTTTAAAATCGCCATTATCTCCGCCTACCTGTAACTTAATTTCATTTTCAAATAATTTGAATAAAGCAACGTCGACGTCCTCAATACCAACTGGAGGTATCGTTAGATCAGGTGTACCTTGATGCGTTTTTGCATTAATGCCAATTACACCAAATTGAGGCTGGCTATTTGAATTAAATCTTGTTGGCATAATATAACCTCATCATTCGTCATAAAAAGCGTTACCAGCTCCAGTAGGATCCCCAAGATCAGAAACCTCTTTGGGTCCTGAAATTGGCGGATCCAGCACACCGTTTTTAACAAGATCTCTTGTATCAGCAGTTGGACCTTCTTTATTTTCAGTAACGCCTCGTTGCTGAACGAACGTATCTTGAATTGAATCTGAATCCGTGTATTTGATGTCAGTTGGTCCAGCTGTGAGTGCCTTAAATTGACTCTCACGAACCCTAGTTCCTATTAGGGAAACGCCGTCGATGTTTTCTGCTTGTCCGTAAATCGTACGCATGTATTTGTATTCTGTTATTTCATAAAAAATAGAACCGAATGAAAAATAATCTCCAATAGCAGGATTGATTCCTTTTTCTATCATGTCTCTATGTTGAACATAAACTTCTAAAGTAAATGTTGCATCAACCCCGAATTTATCAATTTTTGTTTCTGTTTGAAATTCACTATTGACTAAAGCTTCTATAATCAGTGGATTATCAAAAACTTTCTTCAACGCTTCATCGTATATTTCATGAGATTTTGTTTTTGTCTCAGAAACTGGATAGTAATAAATCTTTTGACCAACCACATCCTTGACTATCTCTTTTGTGATATCAGAAATAAAATTGATCTCACGTTGAGTAATAAAAAGCCTTGCCATATTATCCTATCACAATTCCCTTGCCTAAAGGCATAGGAATGTATCTTAGTTGTTTGTTTAGATTCTCTGCTGCGATGGCATCATTCTCCAATAACTTTTGATTAGTCAGATTTGCTAAAAAGTCCTTCATCTGTGTGGTTAATTTTTCTTTATCATCCCTAGCTTGAGATACTAACTCAGAACCATTTAAGGTTAACTCTGCGTTTGGAATAGGAATAGAAGAAAATTTTGACCTTATTAATCCCAACAATTCTTTGCATAATGCCAAAGTATATTGTCTAATCCATTGACGACCTGGTTGGTTGACCGTTGAGAATGGTATATTTCCAAATGGCATGTTGCTAGGACCGGATATTCCATAGATTGAATCGTCCGTATAAGACGTGGGATTCAACGGACTTTGTGGTTTCATCACCTTGATATACATACGGCCTGTTTGTAGGTCAGAAGCAGGTACAGGATAAATTCTAATATTTCCTCCTAATACTTCATAGCTATAATTTGAACGACGAACTCTAAATGCTTGTTCTAACATTCCTCTTCTAAGAATGTCTTCGAAGACTGGAAGGACATAGAACACCGTAGAGTTAACATAAGATTCATAATTAAAATTCGTCGCCAAGAAATTGGTAACGTTGGAAGCATTGAGTAAAAAGTGTTGAGCAGCTAACGGTTCAAAGTGAAAAATCTCTACGATCTTTAACTTTCCTTTTGATCCAGAAGCCATGGACTCATAAATCCCTAACCCGCTAGTGTTGTCCTTTATATCTGAATAGATGTTATAATCTTGTTTCCCAGAAACTAATTCAACGTACCCTAACGTTGCGTCGTACGACCCTCCAACGTATGCTTCAGTTGCATACGGTTCTGCCATTCTTAATAGATACTCAACAGTACGTTTGGCGTATCTATTGGTCAAATCTGTAGATCCAGTTGGCATTCCTAAAACGTTTGTAAGATCCGAAGTAATCTTCATTTCATGAATGAGACGGCTGTATTCACAACATGCTTCTTCAAAGCAAGTCCATATTTCTTTCTTCGTTAATTCTACGCTAAGAACGTCATCACCCAATTTCCTCTTAACAAAAAGGACCATGGAATCAGCCTCAGATTGAAACGTTGAATCTGAATCGAAGAACCCGAATGGTGTCGGATTGATTGTCGATAAAAATGTTGTCATATGTATGCGCCCTTTGACACGCTAGACTCTTAAATAAAAATATGGTTGAACAGCAAGACAAAGCTGACGTTTTTTTAGTCGCAATGGTCTCTTGAGCTTGTAATCTAAAAAAGTGACATTATGACAAAATTATGACAAATACTTCATCTCCAGACCACTAGCACAATTCGTACATGAATACTTATTTTTGCGCGGTTAAACCGCACATGGTGTGTAGGTTTTTGCGCAAGACACGACCAACTTTTTAAGGTGGTAACAATGGCTATTACACGTATTCAACAATCACAAATCAGTGGTTCACTTTCTCTCTCTGACAACGTTTCAAATGCAGATCTCGTCAAGTCAAGCCGTACGCTTGCTGACGACCTCAACTCACTTCGTACACAAGTCAAAAACATCATGGGTACATCGGCATGGACCGATGGTCTCGACGGTTCACAAGACCTCGCAGACATCTACGCAGCAATGCATGCTTCTGGCATGAATGCAGCATTCCAAGGTGATGTTTCCATGGCAGGAAATGCAGACCTCAATGGCACACTTGACGTAGCAGGAGCATCTGACCTTCACGGCGATGTTCATGCATACGGTGCACTTGATGTTGATGGCAATGCAGAAATCGGCGGAACCTTCGACGTTGCAGGTGCAGCTTCTTTCGCAAGCACACTTCACGTTGACGGAGCAGCAGATGTCGACGGAAACTTCGACGTTGCAGGAACATCTGACCTTCACGGCGATGTTCGCGCATACGGCGCATTGCGCGCTGACGGAAACGCAGACCTCAACGGCCAACTAGATGTTGCACAGGAAGTTTACCTTGCAGCAGCTGGTAAGGAAACACAGGTTCGTGGTTCCCTCTCAGTCGCAGAAGATGCATCTCTCTCCGCTGACCTCTCTGTGTCAGGTGAATCCTCCTTGACAGGAGCAGTCTCCATGGCATCTACGCTCGACGTCACAGGAGCAGCATCCCTCTCCTCCACGCTCAGCGTGACAGGAAATGCAACTCTCTCCGCTGACCTCTCAGTTGCAGGTGACTCTGCACTCGCAGGTGACCTCTCTGTTGCAGGAATCGCAGACTTCAACGGCGATGTAACGGCAAACAAGATCAGCATCGACGGCGACGTTGCACAACGTCTCTACATCGTCGACGCAGACGGTTCAATCAAGGATGAGTCCAAGATGACCTTCGACGGTTCCGAGCTTGCAATCGACGGCGACGTTGATGCTTCTGGTTCCGTGATGGCAGCTTCCTTCAAGATCGACGGTGACGTTGCACAACGTCTCTACATCGTTGATGCAGACGGATCCATCAAGGACGAGCTCAAGCTCACCTTCGACGGATCTGAACTCGCAGTTGATGGCGACATCGACGCTTCTGGTTCTATCTTCGCAAACAAGATGGCAATTGACGGCGACGTTGCACAACGTCTCTACATCGTTGATGCAGACGGTTCCATCAAGGATGAGTCCAAGCTCACCTTCGACGGATCTGAACTCGCAGTTGACGGCGACCTCAGCGCAACAGGCGCAGCAGACATCAGCGGAAACGCATCTGTCGGCGGCACCTTCCATGCAGTTGGAAATGCAACACTCGACGCAGAGCTCTCAGTGGCAGGCACAGCATCCTTCGCGGATGATGCTTCTATCGCAGGTGGCCTCTCAGTCACAGGTGATGCATCCCTCGCAGCAGACCTCGCAGTCATGGGTGATGCAGCAATTATGTCAGACCTCGATGTTGCAGGTGATTCATTCCTTGCACAGGCACTCAATGTGTCTGGATCTGTGGCAATGGATTCCACCCTCGCAGTTGAAGGCAACGCATCCTTCGCAGCAGAACTCGCAGTCACCGGAGCAGTTTCATTCTCCTCAACACTCGGAGTAACAGGAAAGGCAACACTTTCTGATGACCTCGAGCTCGCAGGCGATGCTGACTTCAACGGTGCACTCGACGTTGCAGGAGCATCTGACCTCCACGGTGCAGTCAAGATGTACAGCACACTTGAACTCTCAGGTGCAGCTGACTTCAACGGAGCACTCGATGTTTCTGGAGCTTCTGACCTCCATGGTGCAGTGCACGCATACGACAACCTCGAAGTTGATGGAAATGCATCCCTCGATGCGGATCTCGCAGTCGCAGGAAACAGCTCACTCACAGGAACACTCTCCGTTTCCGGTGCATCCACATTCGCAGACATCTCTGCGGATGATGGTTCATTCTCCGGCGACGTGGACGTGACCGGTGCAATTAGCGGCGCAAGCATCTCCACATCAGGAACAGCATCCTTCGGTGGAAACCTCTCCGCAGCTGATGCATCCCTCTCCTCAGTCACAACAACAGGAACAGCATCCTTCGGAAACAACGTCTCCATCACTGGTAACCTCAGCGCTTCAGGCGATGCAACAATCACAGGAGACATCTCAGCATTTGCAGCCGACTTCGACCACGTCGACGTCACAGGCTACATCTCTGCAGGTGGAAACCTCACGATCTCAGGCGACGCATCAATCACCGGAGACCTCTCCGCAGCTGATGCAACACTCGCAAGCCTCCATGTAACAGGCAATGCTCAAATCGACGGTAACCTCCAGGTCAAGGGTTCGATGACATACATCGACACGCAGAACATGCGCGTTCAAGATGCATTCATCTACCTCGCAACAGGATCTGCAGGAACCACCGATTCCGGTATCGTTCTCCATGAGGGCGCAGGTGCAGCGATGGATCTCGTCATCGGTCAATCCTCAGGTGCAGGTGAAGTCATCTTTGGTAAGAGCGATCGTAGTCCAGACGGCGAAGGCTCAATGGCCGGAATTGATCTCATTCCAGCTTGGATGTCCGAAGCCAAGATCGGTTCAGAAGAAGGTACAATGGTTGGTTCTATCCTCAAGGATGGATCCTCCCTTGCAGTTTCCGCTTCTTCCGACCTCAAGCTCGCAGCAGGATCCGAGGAGTTCAGCCTCGCATCAGTAGGCGATCAGGCAGCATTCGAAGCACAATTCGGCGCAGTCAGCGTCATCTCCGCCCTCGTCTCCGCAGCATCCGGTGGTAACTTCAAGCAAGATGCCCTAATGCCAGGAGCCGTTGGTGCAGGGTCTGACATCAATTTCTCCGCAATCGGTTCACTCCGCAGCGCAGAGATCGTAACAGATGCAGACAAGAAGGTTGCGATGGATGTGTACCTCAACGGCGTTCGCCTCGCGTTTGGTGCTGACTACAGCATCCAAGCTGTCGACAAGATTCGCCTCTCAATGGACACAACGGGAGATGATCGTCTCTTCATTGTTCTCCATAACGCAGCATGAATTTAGCGTAAGCTAAGTTTTTAAAGGCTAAGACTAACTAGCCGGGGCCCAGAGGAAACTCTGGGCCCTTTTTATTTACCTAATTGTACTTATTGAATATTTTATTATCAAATTTTTTTGAAAGATTATAAACAATGAGCAACAAAGATCAAAAAGACTTCATCAGCACACTGACAACAAGGGCAAGACTGTTGACAGAGCTTATCGGTGATAAAACGACATCACTAAATTCGATGATCGAAAACATAAAAAGGCTTGATGGCTATGTTCTTGGATCAAAGGAATCAATTGCTAAGGTAGAAGAACACATCAAGAAACAAAAGAAAGAGCTTGTGGAGCTTTTAACACAAAAGAAAATTCCTCAAGAAGTTGCAAACCTGATAGACGGAGTTCTTCGCAGCACTTCAGCTTTTGCAAAGAATGTTGCCATGGATGCAGAAAGGCTCTTCTACTCCAAACAAGGAGAGATGATCTTTTTGAAGCAAGACATTGAAAAACTTTCTTCAATAAAAGCAAATCATGAATCTGCGTTAACAAACGTTCAAAAGCAACAAGAAGAAAAAGCAGAAACGAAACAAGCGACACCAGTTAAGGATGATGAACCTGTTCAGGAAAAGAAGCAGCCCGTAAGACCAGATAAGAACCCAAACACTAAGATTGGTAGAGCTGCCATGGACATCATGGAACGCAAGAAGAAGGCTGCTGGTTCATCACAAACAACCCAAGAAAACTCTACTAAAAAGAGAGGCAGAAAACCAAAGGCCTAATATCAGGCTTTATTATAGGTTGCCAACATCTTTGAACCAGATCTTGGGGCACGATTGAATGTTATCGTTCTACCAGTTAGATAAAAATCTGCCCCACCTGAGTCTCTCTCTTGTAGGACACCGTTAACGAACACAAGAACTCTATCGTTTATAGGAGTAAATTCTAACATGAACGTTACGTTCGTACCGTCGATCGCCCCAAGCGGAGCCTCATTCCAAACGATATTGATGTTATTTGGAACTAATCTTGCTACTAGCGTGTCCAAGCTGGCAACTTTGTCAATGGTCGCTGTGATGGTGTTCATTTCATCCTCAGTCGTGATCAAAACAGGTCTAGGTCGAGGCCTGTAATATGAATAAGCCTTTCGAGATCTAGATATATCTCTAACAATCGCCACATTAATTATGTATTAATGTGTCTCAATTAATTTTTGTTATTGTGCACATTAAGTAACACTAAGTATGCTTAAAGTATCTTATAGGCCTCAAAGTGCATTCCATCTGGCCTTTGAGGAAACCATCCTCCCCAATAAAACCCATGTTCATAAGCGATGTCAACCAACTCTCTGGTTGATCCAGTCGCGCCTCGAAGCGCAGGTTGAATACCAAGTTGGTTCCATTGAACGTTAATATCAAATGCCGTTGCCCACGCATGATTTGAAAGAACTGTTCTAGATCCTCTTATAAACCTGGGTGCCCATGATCCTCCCCACGTTACAATTAAATACGTCAATCCTGCATCATCCCATGCTTTAAATAGATTTAAGAATTGTTGCGAAATTGCTACATGAATTGATACTATTCCAGATTTAGGAAATCCTGGTATTCCTCTTAGTTGCGAAACATTAACGTTAGTTATACTCTTATTTAACCAATCACCAGTTATTGTGATTCCTTCAGGATTTCCCATTGTAGGTGATGTAACGTAAGAAAACCTACCAAACAATTTTTCTCTATCTGTACGACTTAAAGGACCGACAGCAGGTCTTGGAGGCCAGTTTGGACCATTTATGTCAAGCGTAGGATCATCCATCAGTGGGTATCCAACTTGGATAGCAATAGACATTGTCTTTGGCCCAACCGTACCGTCTGCAATCAATCCTTTTCTATTTTGAAAAGCCTTTGTCTCTAACTCTGTAACAATATCGAACGTTCCGTTTACGATGACAGAGCTATTCTGTGACAATCCTCTTAGAAAGGTTTGCCATCGATCAACATCAGCACCAGTTGAACCTCTACGAAGAATTTGCAGCATGTGACCTCAGAAAGTTGACATCATTTCAACAGCTGTACGAACTCTTTCGCGAAGTTCGTCAGGAAGTGCAGATAAAAGAACATATGTCTCAGGACGATACGATCCCTCTACCGGCCCACCTACGGTTTCGGCAGAACTTTTATTAACTGCGACCCTAATAGAAAGAGGAGGGGCTCCGACTCGAACATGAACCATTGGTTGATACAAATCTACTCTTTGCATTGTCATCCCTTCAGGATTCCTTGAGACTTACCCAAGGCTTCATTCATTGTAGTAAATCTACCTTTAAGTAACGACAATGTTTCTTCTAATTGAGAACAATCTTCTCCACGAGCGCGAGATTCTAACAAACGATTCTCTAATTCAACAATTTGTAATAACAAAGTCTCTGAAGTTGCTGACATATAAATAAAATATCGCTCTTAATAGAGCATGTAAAAAAACGGATAGATCAATTTAAAATCTATCCGTCTTAGGTGGCGTATGTATTTTTGCTATTATATACGAAAGTAATGAACTTTCGCTAAAATATATATCACCAAAATTGACAAAAATCAATTAATTTAAATTTTAACTGCAATTTTTATCATAGCATCAATGTCAGCGATTGATTTTTCTAACTTTGTCTCTAAAGGTATCATGGCAATAGGAACAACACCAGATCCGTTGATACCATCTAGTCGCCATGTCTTTACTGTACGTAACAGCCCCTCTAACTCATCTTTAACTTTGAGCAAGGTTATCCCCAACGTCGACGGTCTAATAATTTGTGCCACGTTCCACCTCGAACATATGTATTTAAATTCATTGATGAAACATGACACAAAATCATTTTTGCCGTTTAAAGCTAGTTCACTCCCAATTAATCACACGAAAACATGACTTCGTCTGACCAAGGGCACTCATCCATCCTGCTGAAACTACTTCAAGATCAAAATAGTTCCAACACCTTTCGTCTCCCTGACCTGTGGCAACCTGAAGTTCACGATCAAACAACTTGACATATGTAACTGGACCGACTGACTCCTTGTTACCATTCATCATAAGGTATGTGTCAACTTCTCCACCATCCTTGATAACCTTCTTAAACCGAAGCTCAACATCATCACCAGTATCACCACACATTGATGAAACGATGTGACCATTGATTGGTTTCAAATCAACCAACGTTCCTGGTTCAATGTTACCATCTACCCTGAATGTATCCTTAAATGCATTCACTCCATCTTCTTGCCGTTCATCAAGAATGAACTCCTCAAGCTCCTCGAGAAGATAATCTGTGTCGTTGATGATTGAGTAATTCGTACCCACCATCGTTAGTGAATTGTAATGGCTCAGAGCCTTAACTAGAGACAACGCCTGACGCTTAGTAATTTCCATCTTGGTTCCTCCTATAAAAAAAGAAAAGGAGACCCACCGAGAATCTCCTTTTCAAACTAAGTAAGTTTTACTATCAACGACGAGTCTTACCGGTAAACCCGTAGTGTGTACGAAGCAATCGATAGAGTGTTCGTGCCTCACGGCCTGTAAACTCAACCGTTCCTCCCTGAAGATCAATGAACATACGTGTCGAATCATTACGCTCATCAGTGCTCAGTGCAGCATTGAAACCATCATCACGACGGGCAGTCTCTGTTCGAAGCTTGCCAGTACGATCACGACGTGTGCGGATGATTGCATTCTTATTGGTCGAGGTTGTATTCTTCTTATTCTTAGGCATTTTCTAATCTCCAATTAATTTCGATTTAATCTATGTCGGCTTAAATGACTTGCCGGATGATAGAAGGATACACACATACCAAACGTGTGTACAAAAACCTAATTCAAAAGAGATTATGACTTAGAATTGATCAACCCAGGAATGATGTTTGGAGAATTTCCAAACTCTGCGGTCTTGTTAGAGTCTCCACGGGCAGTGGCATAAACTGCTGCAGTGGAAGAAAATGATGACATCTGCTCAGAAGTCTTGCTAGGATCGTCCATTCCTGTCACCGGATTATATCCAATTCCATTACGATTATTTACCTTGTTCGAATAGCAATGACCAAACCAACCATTCTTAATGTGCCCCTTAGGGTCCATCACATATGACCAGTTACAGGAATCTGGGGTTGCGTCAGGCCAGGCATTTCCTTGCAGGGGTGTGTGAGGTGTGTCACCGTAGGCAACAAGCACTGTGCTCTGATCTAACTTCTCGGTGGGACTCTCAGGATCAGACTGCTGCGACAAATAGCCATAGAAGCCATCCAGGGCCTTCCCTAAATGCTTCGTAGTATTCCGACCTTGGTTCATCAAGGTTGTTGAATCAAATGTCACGTGAGGGTCTGTGAAGGTCGTATCGCTGGTCGGTCCTGGAGATAAAGCAACGATGGCTGTCTTGCTGAGACCCAAAGCAAAGGCCTTCGCAACCACTATGAGAACTCTACCAAACTCTTCTATTCCGTTCCTCTGAGCAACGGTCATGTAAGAAGAACTAGAATTAAGACCATCTATCATCTCCTGAATTCCAAAGTCGATTAGGTCTTGGCTCGTCGGAGTCAATTGAGTTGCAAAGTTCAATCCGATGATCCGTGCAGCATTCTTGGTGATTGACATTTGAGGTAACCAAGTCGATCTTGAAGAAGACTTCCTCAGCCCGACAAGGGCCTTGTAATAAACTTCAAAGATTTCTTGATCAGTCTTCGTCGCCAGAGTGAACTGACTTGCAGCCGAATTAAACAAATCAATCATACCATTGGCGCTAGGAACAGTGGCAACTTCAGGAGCACCCGGAGCTCTACCATACTTTACCGGATCTATTCCCAAGACAGGAACTATTGCTCCTGAACCGGCGGCCCCTAGAGATGCCAAGGCTGCTTGCATCGAAGCATTTCCAGAAAGAACTGTCGCTGAAGTTGGAAATTCCGTGTGGGTCTCATCCTTACCTGACATTAGCGCAGTGACAGGATACTTTGGAATTCCATTCACATGATCGAAACAAGGAGCATGAGGACCGTAAAAGAAAGATCGGTCTCCACCATTCCATCCCTTAACCCCATTTGGAAGAGTCGGCATGACATTTCCCTTACCCCACGTATATGTTCCACGATATCCATTACCAGGATTGTAACCGTACTGAGAGGTATAGAGGTAGGAAGAGAATCCACCAAACTGCGAAGATTGTCCAGGAACATTTGCATTCTGGCAAGCCTTCAAGGCAACGTCGGCAACTGGCCATAATTCTTGGAACCAGGCATAGACTCCATTTGGGGATGGAATAATAAGAGATCTTCCGTAAGTAGATCCTGCGGCTTCTGCTAAACCATATCCACCTTCGTCTGCCAGGAAGTTTAACAAGTCAGTCCTCGAAACACCTATTGCAGCTGCGGTTGCAGTGCACATCTTAAGAAAATTTCTACGTCGTTCGCTACGAAGATCTTTTAATTTCCAATTAGCCATTTTACATCTTCCTTATTGACAAGAATGAGCAGCACTCAACAACACGGCGACAGCGATATTACGCTTTTTTGTTAAATCCGTCTGATCACCTGGATTTGCTTTTTGAACAATTAAATTGCAAAGCAACATGTGATCCTCTGTAGCAGGCTGTCCGATAAGACAACTTACACTTTCCTCAACGCAACTTCCGTCGCTGGGATCAAACATCGGTCTATTCTTTCCATTCAAGGTGCATGCAGGAGCCTTTAATGAATTACCAATATTCATAATGATCTGCGGAGCTGATTGAACGAAAATATCCATTAATCTCATCGCAGAAGCAGTTGAATGTTCATCCTTCTCAGAAAGACGAGAATCAAGCTTTGGAACGCCAAGGGCATCCTTACCAGAAAAGTACAAGTACCCAGCAGTCGAAGGCTTGGAAACACAATATCCGTCCTTGGCATCAGGTGAATTATTTCCTACGTCCAAACAACCACGATTAATTTCGTTTACTTTATCGTCTTGGTTACAGAAACAAACCTCACCAGCAGGACACAATGGATCATTACCCTGTCCAGAACCGTTTGCCGCAGTGTCTGCCATTTCACAAACGTTATTACTTCCTCCAAAAATGCTTCCCAAAGACTGTGTAGATCCAAACAATGTTACCATGGAGTTTTTCAAGTCAGAAACTCCACCAGGAGGTACAGATACACCTCTATTACGTAAGAAATTGCCAAGCTGTGAATATGTCAACTTATGGCAACTATGAAGTCTTGAAGCAATTTCATCGGCCATGGGAACATCATATACCTCAGCTTCCATTCCACTCCCAGTTGACGTTGCTACAGAGGAAACAGAAGATGCTGTTGAAACGCTCGATGTTCCTCCTACACCAGAGGTAACTGCTGAAACAGTTGCAACAATTGTGGGATCTTCAGGTTCTGGACATTCATTATCTCCGATGTCCGGAGCTACCGTTCCGCATGACACGGACATCATATAAAAAGTCATTAGCGCAATTATGGGAAATCCTAATCCAATCCTACCGCTATTTTTATTCATTTGTTTAGAACCTCGTGAAATCATCAGAAACGAGTATCTCTCTAAAAACCTTCTTCAAATTATAGTTATTAGACTTAAACAAAGAAACGAGCTTTGATGTCGTTAATAGTTGTTGATTTTGATCTTTACGGTCAGGAAGGTTGACCCAACTACGACCGCCAATCTCAGTTATGTCAGCTCGACCCATCATATAATTCCACGTTCTCTTCACTGCACATTCAACGACCTCGTCATCCTTAGCCATTTGTTGACCCAACTCTGTGAGGTTTGAAGCAGGAGCAGGAGTCTCTACACCATCAACCTTCATGACCTTCTTCCAGGCCGTCGTGTTCTGACCCGCGTTCGGGCAGGTGGCCGGGTTGATGCACAACCAGTCGGACAGCTTTGCTTTTGGAGATCCAGAGACTGGAACGAAAACGGCATATTCTCCAAGGCCAGTCAACGGTTGATAAACACCCTTAGAATCAAACTGTGAGAACAGCGGGGCTCTATGGTTCCATGTTGAATGACAGTTTGAACACACATTTCCGGCATTGTACGCATGAAAATCTACTCGACCTCCGTTACAAGCACCTGCAATCTCATTCACAGGCCACTTGTTTTGATAACCTGGAATTGCAGCACCTCCTGCGCATGGTGGATCTTGCGGAGGCATGTCGGTTGGCTCACCACCAGCCTGCTCATTTCCTGATCGACACAGGAACGTCTCGTGATAGAAACGATTCCTACGAAACGATAGGTTCCCAAAGAATAAACTTTGAACACCAGGATCTGTAAGAATGCCCGAAGACTTCATCCCAACAGGAAGATTGTTACAATTTGCTGGAGAAAATGTATGATTCGTGGAATTGAAGCTCGGACAAGTGCCTGATTCCTGGGTAAGAATGCCTCTCCAATCTCCACTTTCATACACAATCTTTGCCGCGAGGGTAGGAGCCGTGTCTCTCGTTGGCTCTCCTGGTGTGGTTGCAGCTCCACCCATCTTAAAGGTGTATTTATAGAATTCTACCAGCGTGTCGGCAAACCGTTGATCTGATAACATCTTATCGATCATCTCCTCATACTTTGCCTTCTGTTGTTCCTTGGGAGTATCTCCTAGCTCATAGAGCTGTGAAACAGTAGGAGCGTCGCCTATGATCAAAATACTAGCTGTTCGCAAAGCTTCAGAATAATCTAACTCTCGTTCATCCAATTCAGTCTTTTCAACCTGGGGTTGATTACCAGAACCAGTAGAGGCTCCCGTAGAGACAGAAGATGCGCTCGTGTTAGAAGCTTGTTTCCCTCCTGAAGTCACACCAACTGCTGTTCCTGATGAAGGTTTAACTTCAGGACCGCTTGCTGTGGACGGAGTCGGACAATCGTTAAGCACGGCCGATGTATCACCTGCAATCTTGTTCGGATTAGGTCTCTCACACCCATATGCTACCAATCCAGACAATAAAAATAAAAGTATAACGTTCTTCAAAGAGCTATTCATAGGCATGTAACCATAATACAACCGTCACTAAAAAAAAGATAAAAATATCTTACTTGTTATTATGCCTTAATATCAAAGGATTATCCTGGACCTTCCAGAGCTCCTTGAGCAACGGTGGTTGTTCACCTTCGCGGAACCACATGAGCTTCCTTCCACCCGTCGAAGGATAAACACCTATGACAATGATCTCACCGGCATGGATCAAGTCGTGACAAGAGTGGCACACAACGGCTAGATTATGGTTGTCGTTGGAACAACGCGGATCACAACGAGGAATGATGTGATGAAAGTTCAACGCCGCAGGTCGATCAAATCCACAGACCTCACATCGGTTTTTGATGAGCTGCGGTTGATTACGGCTACGACGTTTCACTCAAGAATTATATTCTACTTTTTATTATTGATAACATCAAGTTCCGCTGATCGCATGAGAGCCTGAAGCTGCCATCAACAAAAATGATGCCCCGTCGCTGATAAGTGCGACGGATGAGCCTTGAACGGCAGAAAGTGTTAACTTACTTCCTTGCGTATCGGGAGTTGCACCAGCCTGGCCTGCAAAAACCTTAGTTCCGTTTGCTTCTTGAGAACCAGTTAGAATGTGAGCATGAGCAGAAGCCGTACGAAACACGAATGTTCCACCAGGGACTGAAGATGCTAAAGGCATTATCATCGTTAATGCAGTACTTCCAGATACCGTATATGCTCCAGGACTAACTAAAGTTTCAGCAGCTGTCTTTGCAGAAACAGTCGTTGTCGGTAACGATGTCATAGAAACTGGCGAGTTTATTGAAACAGAAGAATTAAATTCTACGCCAGAACCCGTGCTTTGAACTAAACCTTGTGAATCGTTAATTGTAACTTTTGGCATGATGTGATCTCCTTTTTGTTCGCAAGATTCCGAACCACCGGCGAGGTCGGTTGATCACAGGTTCGGGCCTGTTCATAAGTATTGACCATTATCAAGTAAGATGTATAAATCACAAACAAAAACCGAAGAACCGCAGCCATAGATTCTTGAAACGTTGGCTTCATTGACAATCTGTCGTTCTGACTTGCCATCTCGGGCTCTAAACCTAAAACGATCATAACGAAGATGGTTGTCTGTATACCAATAATCAACAGGAGTCGTACCAGTCATGCTAAACCCAGCAGACCTATATCCATTACCTTCTCCAACCCTTCTATCGACATAGGTCATGATTCTTGAATATCCATTTGACTTGCACCAAGACTTTGCCGTTTTCAACAACTTGGACAATCCTCCTGGAACAGAAGTTCCTATCGCTGTACTGAACCTGGCTATCTCTAGACATCCTTCGTACTTCTTTCCGTGACGAGGGACCCTCAACGATAATGCAGCTACGATGTTATTGCTTCTGTCCCTCAAACCCCAGGTGATCTTTGAAGGAACATACCCGGAGATATGGGTGGAATCAAAGAATTCTCTCTGCTCTTTTGAATTCAACTCCACAACCTTAGTAGACCAAGTCTTACACCGGTGAGCATCTAACCCAAGACGATGGAGGATCATAGACTCGCATATCCCTCGCTTGTCCCTCCATTCATCCTCAAATATCTGTAGCAACTTTATTCCCTTTTCAGAAGCCAAGACGGATTTCTTCAGGTGCTTGTTCTTGTCGAATATCTCGTCCTGCTTGGCTCCATCGCTGTGCCAATACAGTCCGTGACACTCGATTCCAAACTTTTTGGATGGAACATAGACGTCTATCTCCTTCGGAGCGATGACCCTCTTGTCTCCTGATACGGCATCTTGTGTTATCGATTGGACATAAGAAAATACCTCTAATTCCCAATTGGATTTACCAACCGGATGGCATCGATAACACCTACTGCCTCTTTCGAAGGCTTGAAGGGTTTTTGGTTGTAGTTCTCCACACTTGGTGCACTGGAATGTTAGGTATTGCTCTTGTCTAGAGACATATTGATCTACAGGTGTTATCATGATGAACTCAGATTGCCTTGCAGATAATCTTTCATTTAATGTTGAGGTTACCAATAGTTTGCTTAAACTAATTTTTTGTAGGGTATCCTGGGTGTGGTGTCGACCGTAAAAAGGGTTGCCTGTACCAATCATCTTTTCTGACTGTTGTTTGATCCTATCATCTGTCTGTTTGGTCTTGCCGCGGTTCCAAGCTTCTGCTTTTCCGCCTCGTGAACCGCCTTCCTTCATTGCAAGATGTGAATGATCCTTACAAAAAGTCTTGAAAGAGAAAGACACATACCTGACAGGAGCTTGACACTCTCTACAGGCAGGTTTTATTCCGTCATGATAAACCCTTACCGTGTAGTCCTCAGAAGACAATCCGTGTTCTGATCTGATGTGATTGGTCAGCTTCTTTAGATCATCATGTTTGAATTCACACAACTTGCAGTCCATATCATCACACCCTTCTATGGACTATATAGTATCGATAAATCTAAAGTTGTAATAAAACAGACGGCAAAAACTACAAAGGCCACCCAAAAGGTGGCCTCTGCAGCTGTTCAAGCTATGAACTCAGATGACGTTCATGTCATATGATATTCATGTCGAGACATGTGACGGTGCCAAAGAAATCGCTGCGAACCATCTTCTTACCGTAGCGAGTCATCACACCCTTACGTGGTGTGAAATCTTCTGGTGCGAAGATTGTTGGTGTCACAATGAGTGGAACGTATGGTGCGTAGACGTAGCCGGTCTCGAGGTAGCTGCCGCCTTTGTAGCCGACGAGGATCTTGTTACGAACGAAGTAAGGATCCTTGTAGACTGTGAAGCGGTTGCTGAGAGAGCCGATTGCCTCTGCACCGATTGTGAATGGAGAAGCGACTTGACCTTCACCGTCGATGGAGAACTTTGGTTTATAGAGGACAGAGCTCTCGAGGACTGTTGCAACGTCTGGGCCGCAGACCATGAAGTTTGCAGAGCCGCGGAGTGTCTTGCGGTGGATGGTGTTTGCCACGTCGATGATTGTCTCGACGAGGGTCTCGTACCACTCGCGAACCGTACCTGTGAAGGCTGGTCCGATTGAGAGGGAAGAGGCGAGGGCAACAGGTGTGCCTGTTACCTTGTTGACAAACTTGCCTGGTGCGCGTGACCAGTAGTAGTTTGCGCCGTTTGCCTGTGTGACGAGGTCGCTGAGAATCTCGCGATCAATCTCAAGAGCAATTTGCTCGGAGAGGATTGAAGTGAGTTCCACCTCTGCATCCATTGAGTGGTATGCATTGAGGTCTTGGGCGAGCTCTGGTGACCAGCGAGCGCGGAGCTTGCGGGTTGTTGCAGTTATCGCAAGAGACTCAATCTTGATATCAATCTCTGGAATTGCTGGGGATGGGGATGTTCCGAAGTCGGACTCGAAGGATGGAATCGTGAGTGTTGATCCTGTTCCTGCGGAATCTGCGCCACCTGCGACGACTGAGTCAGACTTGGAGAATGCGAAGCGAGCACCGGTTGTCGCGATGATTGCTGTTGCATCGGCGGCCTTGACGACCATCTGAACGTGAGTACCGTTGAGTGCATCGACCGTGAAGCCGGATTGTGACCAGTTACCACGCTTGTTGAGGCGGCGAAGGTTGAGAACGCCACTTCCACCTTGGTAGGTCTGTCCCCATACAGATGCGTTAGTCAGACCGCTGAACACAGCGACCTGATCGACTGCGAGGAGATCTGCACCGGTGAGTGAAGATGCAGAGACATAGAGGAAGCAAACATCGAGATCGTTGTTCTGAAGGGCTGTCTCAACTTGGCTGTCGAAGTCCATGAGGCGAGCATTGCTGCCGGAGAACATCGTTGAACCAGAGAGCATGCCGTTGTAGAATGCGCCGAGGCCATCAGAGCCGCCCCAGATACCTAGCGCGGATGCGGCGGTAGCGAGAGAGACGCTCTGAAGTGAACCAGTCACCCTTGAGTAACCTGTACCAACGAGGTCGTACATACCACCAGTTGCAAGAGATCCGGATTGGACTCCGCGGCCGGTTGGGTTATTGTAGATAGAGGTACCACGTGAGTAGGTCGCCTCAGATGACTGACCTGCAGCTTGACCGACGTTGGTTCCGTAGGTGTAATCAAGATAGAAGATTAGACCTGATGGAAGGCTCATTGGTTGGATGGAAACGAGCTCGTTGGCGACGAGGCCACCGAACACGCGGCGGACGATTGGGAATGCAATGTTGCTGAAACCCTGAATCTGTCCGGATGAAGAAACGTTGCCGCCGCCTGTTGAGAGAGATGAACTCTCCTTGAGGACCTGTGCTGCCTGGTTTTCGAGAAGTTGCGACATCATCTCGCGGCGTTGTCCGTCGAGACCACGAAGAAGTCCTGTGCGGGACCACTTCTCCGTGAGGCGGGCACGCTCTGCGCCGACGTGGCGCTCGCGGATACCCTGCGAAAGTTGATCAATTGTAAAAGTCTTCATTTTTGTATCTCCTGTATACGTTTATCAAAAAGTTGTTAAAAGTTGTGACTCACTTGATTCCAGCGAGCCTTGCCCAACGCTCGGCCTCGACTCCTTCATTGAGGGTCGTTGTTTGTGTTGAGGCCGCTCGGGTGGCCTGTGAAGAAGAACCTAGAACGCGGCCTTCGGTCACAGTCCTACGAGGCTTCACCAATGCTTTGGCTAATGACTCGTAAACTAGCTTCGCTTCGCGAACTGTTTCTGCTGCGTCGAGTTGCTCAATTACCTGTGCCTTTTGGCGAGCAGTGAGTGACTCTGTTTGAAGAAGTTTATTCGTGAAGAGTAGCTTTGCGTTGAGCAGATTCGTCTCTGCCAACTTCTTGCTTAGCGTATCTGAACCTGCGCTAGCATCAGGCTTAGCAACGTTATTTGAACGTGTGCTGTTTTTTGCAGTTCCCTTAGAAAGAGACTCTGAAAGTTTATTAAAGCGAGTAACAGAACCGTTATAACGTTGTGCTGTCACTGCATATGCAGCCTTTAGTTTGCTGCTATTTGTTGTTGCATCTTTGCGCTCGAGTAGAGTCTTTGCACGAGATGTTGCAACCTTATATGACTCATAGAGCTTCTTCAATTCAGAAGCACGCTTACGAAGCGATTCCTGAAGTTTGAGCTCCTTGGCCATTTGAGAGCGAATAGACTCATTGGAAGGTTGACGAAGTTGTTTTGCACTTTGTTCGACATCACCCTCGCCGCGGCCACCGAGTGATGCCACATCTTGTGCTTGATCCATAGAGTTCATCTCTTCGAGATCATAGCCATCATCATCATCAGATTCATCATCCATGTCTAACTCAAGAAGCTCATCTTCTTCATCGACAGAACCTGGTTTTTTATCTGTATGCGCTGCGGCTGCTGCTGTTCCAGCGTTGGCTGGACCTACAGGATCTGTTTCGTCCATGACGGTTTCATCCATATAACTCTCAGAAAGTTCAAGCTCAAGGGCTTCGCCTTCTTCAGATGCTCCACCGAAATCATCAAACTCATCAGCGCCAGGAGCTGATCCATCAACGTCTTGAACTGATTCGTCAGATTCGCGGAGAAGCTTCATGAATGCAATCTCGCGGCGGAGCATGCTCTCGTCAATTTCAACGACAGAGTCGTCATCCATCTCAAGAAGTCCCTCTTCCTCTGAAGCCTCTTCTGCTTCAGGAGCCTCTTCTTCAGATGATTCTTCAGCAGATGGTTCTTCCTCTCCTGGGGTCTCCTCTGATTCGAGATCTTCCATGTCTTCGTCACCTTCTTCGTCAAGGACTAGGTCAACCGCTGCATTTTCTAAAGCGTCGCCGAGGTCAATACCAGGAAGGTCTAATTCGATTGTTACTTTTTCTTCACCCAAAAGATTTCGTTTCATTTTTGTCTCCTGAAGCTTTTCAAGTTTTTCTAAACACTTTCTAATTTTTAAGCTATAACCCAACCTGACAGTGGGATTTTCTACATGTTCTTGAATATAACTGTAAACTGTTGCAATGATATCACCTAATTGTGATATGTCTTTGCTAAATGTCTTAGATTCTTTGATGTTACCTTTGATGGCTGTTAAGGTTTCAATTACCTTTTCAACGTAACGTAGCTTTTGATTAAGCTCGTTAATGTTATTTGGAGAGGAAATTGACATAAGATGTGATGCGAGCTCATCTAAAGTTGCATCATTATCAATTTCTTCTTTTACTCCAGTTACAACCTCAGAAAAAGAAATTGATTCAACAGAAGTTTCTTCTTCATCATGTGAAGGTTCATCTATTAAGATCTTATCTTTCTTTTCTTCATCTTCAGAAGATTCATCTTCGCCTAAAGATTCACCAAGTAATTCTTTTTCGATCAACTCTCGAATTCTTGGCGCGACAGCTTCAACAACAGCACGTTTTGCGTTGTCTTCTGCAATTTCTTTAACCTTTTTTAGATCTGCAATTGCTTCTTCGTAGAGTTGCTTCGACATATTTTAATTCTTTCCGTCTAAAAATATCAACCTGATGAATCAGAAGATCCCATCTTACTATTGATGCCTAACATTTGTGCTGCAATTTTTTTAGCGTATTCTGCAGGATTCTTAGTTCCAGTATTTGGACCACCAGGAACGTAAGATGGTTTAACATCGCTAGATTTAATTTCTGGATTGACGTTTTTGTCAATACCATCTGTATTACCAGGACCAGGGGATGTTAAATCAGGAGAAAAAGCGTTAGCAGGATCACCTGGATTTTTCCATGCATTGTCCGCGTTTGCAAGAACGTTAGGAGATTCTGAATAGTCCAAGCTTACGCCTGGACCAAAAAATGAATCTCCAGATTGAAATGAAGGCTTTAAATTATCATTTCCAGATTTAATAATTATCGAACGATAATCATTTTCTTTACCAACGAAAGCGCTGGTCGGTGAGCTCGGAAACAGCTTGCTTAACAAGTTGTTTTTTGCATTGCTCTCTGGAGCATAAATAGTGTATTTTCCCTGACCAGCCATAATAACCTCCGTCTTTCCTCAAATTATTGAGGAATCAATTCACTTCTTAACAGACTTCTTAGCAACCTTTTTTGGTGCTTTCTTTGCAGCAACTTTTTTTGCTGCCGCCTTCTTTGCTTCATGAATTTGAGCAAGACGCTTGATTAAACGAGTCTCTTCTAGACCTAGAGCCTTATAGTGATCAATGTGGTTTTCTAAAGAATCTGCATATCCGTCCGCATCGACTTCTTCTGCATCCTTTGCTGCATCCTCTGTAGATTCCATATCTCCAAATAGCTTGGACTCACGGAACTTAGAAACTTCCTCAGCAATGATCTTCTTTAAAACGGTCGTAGTTAACTTCATAGTCATAAACCTCGTGCAAATATATATTGTTTAATTATCTTACCTAAAGAAAAAATTAAAATTTCTTCTGTGTTTCAGTAAATGCCAATTGAGCCCACTTAGAAGCAGCATCATCTCCAAACAACTCCTCAGGAGTACTATCTGCTACCGCGCGTTCAACAGAACCAACTGGTTGGGGGTGTTGAATGGCACTTTCTTTTAGCATTGAAGGTAACGTCGTTGCGGCAGTGTCTGCAAGTATTTCTGCCATAATTGAGTTTCCTCCTGCTTCTCTTTTTATAGTCTCTGCCATTGTTTGAGAATATTTTACGTGTTCGCCGCGGCGGGCTTGAACATTGCTTTGCTTTTTAGAAACTACATTATTAGTTCTTGATGAAACTTCCTGTATCGATTTTTTTGTAGAACCAATACCTTCAGCCAATATCTCTACAAGACACTCTTTTACAATAGACTTTAATTGTTGCCTTGTAACGCTCATATCAACCAACTCCATTCCAGAATGTTGTACCACCAATTGATCCAGTTAGAGCTGGCATCATCATTGCATCAATTCCAACTAATTCTGCATACATGCTAAAAGAAATATCACTTCCCCCATCACGCTTTAAATAGATCTCTTTGATCCTTGCATCAAATTCGAATGTATCTCCACCGTCGACTCTAAAAAAGTAATTTGCGCCAACGCCGTTAATACCATTTAAGGTAAATCCAACCCTTAAATGTTTTCCTGCTGATTCGTGGTTTTTAATAATGATATGTTTAGAAATCTTTTCAAATTGAAAAGATGTTGCAGACGCTCCTGCGGTCCCTGAAATGACCCATGGAAGTCCAGACCCCACGAACTCAGTTACTGAGTTATACCCTATTCTTGGCTCATTCATTCCCATGATCATTTACTCCTAGACGCGATAATGTCGTTAAGTATTCTATCTATTCTATCTGATTTAGTGAATACTTTTTGTAGTTCTTCTGGATTTATTTGGCGACCTTCGGCCATCATAAAAGCTCCAGGTGTTGAAGGCTCGGATACGAAATCCCAACAAATCAATTGAAAATCGTCTTGAACTATTTGATAGTCACCTTGCTTCTTTGTGGTGCCAACGCCACGAGAAGAAATTCCCAACTTGACTCCAGACTCAACAAGCGATTGAAGAATCTTTCCAGATGGTGTATCAAGAATTTCAACTGATCCATAGACGACGTCACCTTCAATGTGAGCCTCACGAACTATATGGGATACATTCTTGAGATTAACCACTGAAGAATCTGGATGATCTAATTCTCCTAAAGCACGATTCTCAATAATGAACTTTTGATAATTACGAACTTCACGCTCAAGAACATTCCGAGGATAGATGCGACCATTTTGATTCAAGGTATCGGATTTCTGAAGGATTCCCTTCATGACAACCTTTCCCTCGTTGGCCTCTCGTGCCTCCTTGATCATGTCAGGAGTGTAATCAAAAACTTGATAGGAATTAATCAATCTTAAATCAGACATTTTCTCCTCCTGACAACTCATCAATCAACTTGATGTATAACATGTATTCTGCTACGACAGAATCATCAACCTTCTTAACCTCATTTAATAAACCAGTCTTCACTTCATTCAGCTTATCAGAGAGATATTTTTCTTCTTTTTTGTTATCGACATAAGACTCAATTGAATTCAAAAGTTTTCCCTTGATCTCATTGAGTTTTAATGTAATCGTTTTTTCATCATCGCTCGCTGCAGAAAAAGCGTAAGCCTTGATGAGAGACTTTTGCTCTGTGGTCAAGGTGTCATCATACTTTTCGCCAAGCTTCTTCATCATAATCTTCATGAGAAGGCGATTCGATCCAGCAGTTCCCTCTGTGGTAATCTGCTCATTAGATTCCGTCTTTGGAGTAACCAACCAACGAACTACTTGGTCCTCATACTCAGCCATCTTTGAAAGATCTGCGGGCTTTAATCTCCAACTGTTCAATAAATTTTGAACTGTAGCAAATGTCCTGTATTCAGATATTTGTTGATCATAAAAATGATCATCGTTTAATTGATGATTGATTGATCTTATCAATAACGATTTTTCTCTATCAAGAGAATCAACATCATGAGATCTTGCTGCAACTTTCGCTTCACCTAAAATTGATGATGCGACTGATTCAGCGCTGACTGTCGTCTTCATTATTGAATTAATAAGACGAAACTCCTTATAGAGCTCAGTACCAGGCTTAAAGTGCGTCTTGATTATCTTTAAGGCACGAGAAGATTTTCGCTTATCATCATCTACTAGTGCCTGAGAAATTGTGCGAATGAGGAACTCGTATAATAGTCCTGTATTTCTTTTTTTGTTATGAGCCGACATTTAGGTCAGATCCTTTCAGGTTGATTTCAGAAAATCCATCGATTATCGACGGATGATAATAATGGCATAAATATCGAGTAATTTTAGAGTTATTCCTCGACATTGAGATCTATTTCCTCTTCACCTTCGGTCAGCAATCCCTCTGGCTGCTTAACTATTCCTAAAGAATTTGACATCTTCTTTAAAGTAGACATCATATCAGGAGATAGTGGAGGCGGCAACGTTTGTTTTCGATTAGTTGATTCTCCTAAAGGATTGCTAAAGAATTCTTCATCAAATGGTTTTGCTAAAACGTTTCTATGATCTAACGATCTTTCAAAATCTACAAATCCGTTTGTTTTTCTGTGGCGGGGACCTTTTCTTGTTCTCTTGCTCTTTTTTACAGGTAGGTCTTTTTCTTCAAGAGATGGTAAAATCTCATCTTCATCAATGTCTCCAGACATTAAAAGTTTAGTACCTGGTTTAGCATCATCTGCTGCATCATCTGCTGCTGTAAGCTCTTCTTCGGGTTTTTCTTCAGGAGCTTCAGGTTCTTCAGCTGGTGGAGATTCTTCCCCTCCAAATAAATCTTCTCCTGTCTCAGCTCCAGTGTCATCTCCGCCGTCAGCCTTGGCTCCTTCGATTCCTAAGTCAGTAATCTTCTCTTTCAAACGTTGATCATTCATCTCATCGATCTCTTCATCGTTGAGACCCCAAATTTCACGTTGAACAAATCTACGACTACCCATTCCTTCAGGAAGCGCTGCACCAATTTCAAACTTTGATTTCCAAAGTTCTAATTTTTGTTGTTGTGCAATCGTTGATGGATTTGATAATCTAAGAGTAAAGTTTTGAAGATCTTCGCCATCATATCCGTGAGAATATAAATGAATGATTGCTAACTTGCTTAACTCTGCAATCAATGTCTTCTGAATTACAGCGATTGTACGAGAGAATCGAATGTCCTCTTGAGCTAGCGTTGCCTTAGAAGAAAGCATTTCATCGTATCCAAGATATGCTCGTGGAACCTTTAATGCAGCAAACAACTTCTTCTGCATATACTGAACATCTTCTACAGACGCAGCATTTTGTCCGCCAGAAAGTGTATCAATCTTCGTTCCTGACTCACCGCCACGAACAGCAATAAAGTAATCGTCCTCAACACTCAAAGGATTATAACGAAGATCAACACGTCCAGTTGTACGATCTATAACCTGACTGGACCTAAGGTTTTTTCTTTGTTCCTCCACATACATTGGAACGTTTTCTGGAGGAATATTAGCTACGTCAATATAGAATACGCGGCGCTCCGGTGCACGAACGATACGATACACCAGCATCGCATCTTCTAGTAGAATTAATTGTCTCCAGATCCTACGAGCAGGCTCAATCAATGATGAACCATAAGGAAGAAACATATCGTTTCCAAGAAGACGAAAATGTGTTACTTCCCAATTTTCCAAGGTTCTATTTCCCAAAGTTGACCAACGATATCTAACAGCGAACGGATCTTCACGATCGTAGTTCTCTTCACGCTCAATCTCATTTACGGGGATTGGAAATGCATGAATGACTCCCTGCGTAGGAGAAACATCATTATAAAGAAAGAAATCTCCATACTTAACCAAGTTTCTTGCCCAAGAACGAAGATTAAACTCTACGTTGATGATGTTATAAAAAAGATCCTCTAAAATGTCCCTGATCTTTTCATCATCAGAATAAATGTGAAGAACTCTTCCTTTGTCATCCTGTGCGACGGTCTCATCTGCGTAGATGTCCATTGCCGCTGCAATTTCGGCAGTGTTGTGCGATATTACAGAGTCAGTTGCAAAATTCTTATAACCGTCAACTGTCAAATCATAAAGAGGGATTATCTCTCCGGGTTCTATTGAAACAACCTTCATATTTTCATAAGAATTTGAAAAATCCGTGAAGTTTGTATATCCAGCAAGTTTAATTCTCTTGTCTAAAATCGATGTTGTTGTATCAACTTCGTTTGCAAGTTTGACCTTTGACATCCCCTTAGAAAACTTTGAACATATCAAATCAAAGGTTACGTGATGTTGATATCTAGGATTTTTTTCTCCGTTATTGTCCCAGGCGTGATTTTTCCAATCTGGACTGTATGCTTTTGCAAAGATCTCAAAATTTTGATATCCATGTTTACGAAGTCTTCTCTTGATTACATTTGGATCCGTGCCGAGAACTTCACAAAGCCTGTAAAGATTGAAGTCTACACTTTCACTTATTTCAAGAATCCTTCCGAAAGTGATGTCTTTTCTTTCAGCAGGATTATTTTCAGTCATGAATTTTGAATGATTCGCTTTAAATTTGTTAATCCAATCTGAATTTTGTTCTGACCATTTTGCACCGTTGATAATCTTCGTATGAAGATTACGATGATCAAGATCTGTCATAACCCTTAAATTCTCTAATCGATTATCATCCTTTTTAAAATTGATGTGATGTACAACTTCATTTTTATCAAGTTGAGAACCTTTTAACATTTCACCTAAAATTCTATGTTCTGCAACCCAACCATTCATTTTGGATCTACGATCCATCGAATAGATCCAGCGATACCCATCACCTTCTTCTTTACATCCGTTAAATAAATCTCTACGGTAAAAAGGCATCATCGCATCGCCTTGCTTTAAGTTCTCAATCATGCAATAGGTGCCATCTCGCTTCATAAGACGATGGTTTGAAGACCCTACGATCTTTTGTCCGTTATCAAAAGTAACGACATATGATTGATCAACAACGGTCTGTCTTGCTTGTTTTGCAACAGTAGGTACAATCCTTCCTAGATTATGATCATAAGAATAAACCACAAATTCGTGGTCAGGATTCTTAGAACATTCATTAGAAAGTTCCTTTATGGTTTTATAACCTCCAGGAACAGCTATTAATGTATCACCATGTAAACAATATTCCATCTCTTGAAAATCCTGATACCGCATCAGCCGTTCTGAAAGGTTATAAGAATTTGCAGTAATTACAGAGTATGTAGGTGATGTAGAGCGTTGAAATAACAAAGCACCTGATGACTTTACCTTGTCAGCAACTGCAACTGTTGTATCAAACGTTTTTACCTTGCGTTTAACGACAGGCCCGCTTTTAAAAAGTCTAGACAATCGTTGAAATAGGTTCTTGTTCCTATCGTCTTTTGACACTTTATGCCTTCTTTAATCCCTAACTACAATATATTATAAACTTAAAATAACGATTTGATTAAAAATCAATCAATCTCAAGCTCATCATCTTCGTCAGATTCCAAATCTTCTTCAGAAGGAATTTCATCTGAAAGTTCCAGCTCTTCTTCTTGATCTTCTTCAGAAGGTTCATAATCTTCGGCTGGTTCATCTTCTAGTTTAGAGACATAATTCAACGGTTCACTCAACATTTTTTCCAACATTTCATGAACGTGATTAAGATGAGGAGACAGCGCATTAACAGCAGCGTGAGGAGCTTCCTTTTCAAAGGAATTAATTTCCTCATATAGATCAACAACAAGACCGTAAAGTTTTTTTGCTTCTGTCGTGTTCAAACCTTCATAAATGAGATTTGCGTCTTTATTAATTGACTCT